TACTTATTATTTCAGTATCCTCAGTATCCTCAATAGTCCAAACATAAGAACTAGGCATATATGTTGTATCAAATGCCGTATCACTATTTTCTAATTCAATTGTATCACCTTGAGTACCTATTGAAGGTGTTATTGATATTGTAACATTATCAGGCATAGGATTAAACCATAATGCCCCAATACCATCTCGTATACCGTATGCTTCAAGATTACGCAATAAAATATTAAATGATTCTATATCATTTTCATCCATATTTGCCATATATGAATAATCTATACCTGCCCACTCCGTATATAAAAAATCAGAATTAGTCGCGCTATCTAATGAGTCATCACATACGGAGGGAACATCGGACAAACCAAATTGGTTATATGAATTATTAGCATTAACTTCAGCACGTTGAACAAAATTAGAAAGTTTATTATTTGGTGTAGCATCTTTAAAATCTTCTTCGTCTCCCGTAAATACATTGAATACTAATACTTTGTTATGATAGTTATTATATATACTAATTTTTGAATAGAATTCAAATATATTCACAAATATATTCCCAACGAATTTATTACTAAATGAGATATCATTAGAATATGTGCCTGTCGGTTGTTCTATAACAATGGCGGTATCACTATAATCATTACTCTTGTTATTAAATATACATCCTTTAACATTAAAGCAAACTAACCAACTAAATATAACCGCAACATTAGTTACTGTCACGTCACCATCTTCCGTGAATATTACGCTACGAGCAGGCTCGGCTAACCAAAATCTACAATTCGTAAGATTTAATTCATTTCTAAATTGAATATTCCCTAAAATTCCAAATCCATATTTGTGATATTAAGATTAGAATTAAACAAAGTAATGGATACTCCTTGTAAGTTTGCCGCCGTAATAGTAATAACAAAACTTTGATTTTCTAATTGATTTTCAATTGTTATATCGGATTTTGTATTAACATTAAACAATGTATAATGTGGTATATCTGTTACATCACTAATAGTTATTTTATTTTTTAATTTAAAAATAACTCTTCTTTGGTTACATCTAAATTTCAAATAACTTTGCATTTCTGAAAATGTTAATTGGTATTGTTTATTACCATATCCCGTATGGTTATTACAAACCACAGCACCATGTGAATCTAATATATGCCGCCCTGCAGGTGTTGTTTTCTCAAGATCAACATATATTGTTTGTAAATCTAATTTTGGATTATGAAACATATTCTACCTATTATTTATATCTAAAATTTAAGAAAGGGATACTATCACCATTAGAATTTATATCAGTATATTTCGCATCACCTAATACTTGAACTATTTCGGAACCTAATGTATATCCACCTCTAATATATTTACCATCATTATCATACTCGATATCAATATTACCTGAGCTATCAAGAAGATTTTCCATAATGATATAACTTAAATCTTTGTGAATATCTTCCATAATTATAGCAAACTCGGATTTCACAACCGTTTCATGAAGAACATCATTTAATTCAGGCAATCCTATAAAATTTCTATACATCTCTTTTAATTGGGTATTAGAATTTATTTGAGATTCTTTTTTAAAATACTCGTATAATGGTCCCACAAAATCAGTATAAAATGATCTTTCCGAAATATTATTCAATAATGTATATGAATATGTTTCATAATCCCTTTCACGTGTTACAATTTCGGACCCACTAGACTTCGGATTCTGAGATGTATATTCATAACTACTAGTTGCTATTACTCTTCTATACCAATCTTCATTAGCTGTGGAATTAACTTGTGTGGAAGATAAATATAACCATAGTTTATAGTTAATAGCATCTGCAATACGATTTTCATTAATACGTTTTATATGTGTATTTTTATACATAGTATATTTTTTATCCATAGTATATTTTTTATATATTGGATTATTCCAAGTAGGATCATAATGTAAATTAGATATATTATTTCTAACTTGTGCTTCATTCAATATATTACCATTACTATCAATCAACTCAGGTTCTAATCTAATATTAGCATGAATCACTCCAAGATGCTTTTCGAATATCTCTATAATATTAGATATGTATAACGGTTGATTAAAATCTGCATTAATATTTAACCACTCATAAAGTTCATTTAAAATATCTCTCTTAACATCTTCTTTATCGTAAAGTGATTTTACATACACATCACCCACTAAGTTAAATCTATGGATGATAGGAGATACATATATATTCTTAATGTTAACTTGTGAACGACTATTTAAATCCCGTACAACAGTAGATATCTTTCCGTTCATTTCTCTACCTTCACGATCATCCGACACCCAATACACATCCGAATTATCATCCATAAACTTTAGTAATTGAGTAAAGGCATCATCAACAAATGATGTGATATAGCAAGGCGAAGCTGTACCTTCAAACCCATCATTAAAACGCATTCTAAATTTATAAACATACTTAGTTAATTCTACACCAGTATAATTGTACTCATCATCGAGTGTATCCCAAATAAACAATCCTGATTTATGAGGTTTGCCTCCAAAACCTCTAGCTATGAATGCATTTTTGTTAAAGTTTTGGTTATCTGTCTTGTTACCACGAAGATCTTTAAAATCTAATAATGCGGAATTTATCTTTGTAGCAAGAGCTTCTAAATAATCTTTACCTGGAGGTTCCGAAATATCATTTAAACCGCTAAGTTCAACATAACCCGTAGTTTCTATATTAGATGTAAAATTATGATCATCACTTGTATATTTAAAATTTAATTTAGCTTTTCCGTTAGGATAATTACTATCCAATGTTTCTATAATGTTTGATGATATTTCCACCAATCGATCATTAGATGTTGATTTATTAGATGTAAAATCATCACTATCAATAGCAGCAAATGTTGTACGTTGACTATATCTATTCAATTGGTTAACCATTTCTTGAATAGTATAAATGTTAAAATATCCTTGAGTTTGAAATTCATATGGATTGTAATTCAAATCCAATACAACTTCATCATATTTATCACCTTCTTTAGGTACATGAGGATTTGCATCCAAATCATACATACTACCCGCTACACTAAATAATGTGACATTAAACATTTTAGCAAGAGCGAATTTAAAAGCTAAATCTCTTTCCTCTTGTTCACCCCAAGCAACAGCATTCTGCACATTAATAGGAGCATTTAATGATTTCAAGTATGCGATATAGTCTCCTTTTGTCACCAAACGATCAAGAGAATAATATATCTTTGGTGCGGAGTATTTAATAGAATCCATAGATTCTTCATCCCCACCACCATACACATTAGACAATAATTCAAATGAAATCTTATTAGTAATATCTACACCATTACTATTAAAAACTTTACCTGAAAAATCAACCTTATCACCTATTACACCCGTCTTATTTGTCGATTTACCCTCACATGCAAGATATTGAACATATATGTTGTCTTTGCGTGTTAAAGCACCTTTACGGGCATATCCTCCTGTTGCGGTAGGATTTACAAGAGTATTTGTACTTTCGTTACCATCACCGAATAATATTTCTACATTACCATCCGTAGCAGTTCTAATAACACATACTTTTTTAGATGAAGTTAAATTAGAAGTATTAATAGTTTCCCAATTCAAAAGAGAGCGTCTATCTATTAAAAAACGAGTATCTTCTGATTTAGTATCACCCACATACACTTGAGTAACATTATTGTAGAAAAAATCTTTGTCACCATAAACATTACTAAAATCAGCATCTTCAATTTTATATATTTGGAATGGGGCATTTATTTGAGAGTTTGTGTCTCCATTAAATACCTTTTCCTTAATTGTTCCTTGTACTATTTCTATTGGATTATCAAATGAATCTGTATCGATTGTAATAATCGTATCGTCATTCATAGTATTATAGATCGATGTAGGTATTCTATATGTCATAGTATTAACTAACACATAGGAATTACCGTCATATGAGAATTTAGAATAGTATGGTATTTGAATTTGTCTATCTTCTATATCTCCTTCAATAATCATACGAAGTTTCGCACGAGATGGTTCTTTTCTATTCATTACATAACCAAACATACGAGATAAGCTAATGACAGAACTTTTTAGCTGTGCTGTATCAAAATAACATTCTTCTGCTCGTCTTTGGATATAATAGTTATTTATATCTACCACACCAGCAAATATCTCAATTAATGTCTGTGCTATTGCAGATTCTCTAAAATTGTCAAACTTGTCGTTATTTTCGTTATTCGGTGTCTTTAAAAATCTATCATACACCTGTTGTAAGATATCTTCAACAGTCAAACTAGTATATTTTATATCACTATTAATCACGGCAACCACCTAAATATTTTGGTAATACTTTATCACTCTATTATTTATATAAATTAAAGGGATAGCTTACGGTGTAAGCTATCCCTTTAGCCCCTTTTTAATTCAATTATTTTCTAATTACTTTGGAAAATACACCTAATACCTCACGCTCTTTTATAACATAAGGAATTGTTAAAGTTATACTATTCGTATCCACATTCGCTTCCAATTTAACCTGATCTTCTATGACAATTATTCTATCTTCCCATCTCTTAATGGATTCAATAGTATCGTTCAATACTTGTTGAAGATAATCAACACTCATATTATCAAATATTCTTAAACTAAAATTAGATCCAAATGCAAGATTAAATAGACGTGACGTTATAGGAGTAGCAAGAATCATTTCAATACTTTGATTGATAACACTCTCGTTTCTTATACCATCACCCTTTAAAGCCTTGATTTCCATATCATAAGCCCAGTCGGAAGCGTATTGTTTAATCTTTTCTTCGTTAAGCATAATATATCCTCTTACTTAATTTGTACTGGAACTTTTCCATCACCATCAACGGAAATGATATGATTTGATGGATTTGATGGTACAACCCTTTCATTTGTGTTCTTGAGTTTTTCCGTATTAATAGATCTACCTACACCACCGATATCATTAGTTGTTGCTAACACTTGGGCAGCCATTGCATTATATTCGGTAACGGTGACAAGTCCATTAGTCCCTGCAACGGGAATAAAAGCACTAACAAATGTAGACATCATCGTATTGAAATCATCTTCCAATTGATCCATTCGATCCTTCATAGCTACTTCTGCGTTTTTAACAATATGACTAACAACTTCTCTTGATATTGCTTCCGCTATTTTTTTTAACCCTATATCATTGGTTGGATCATCTGTTGATATTTGATTGTTGTAATTATCGTCAAAAGCTGGTTGAATAGCATTCTCAAAATCAACAAGTCCGTTAAAATCCTTTTCACGGTCATCACTCGTAGGATCAACAATTATTGCCCTAGTATCTACTTCAACCTTTCCTGTTTCAGCATCAACTTTAGGAATTTCAAATTTTGCCGTTTTTAATACATTAATTATACTATTTGTTAATTCGTTTCCACTATTAATTATACCCATCATAAACCTCCTATTACGCTCCTGGAGCACACATACGTCCACTATGAGGAAAACCCCCGAAAGGACATGTTGGAACCGCACAATAAGGTCCTTGTCCTTCTGGAACGACTACACTACCATCATCCTTTAAGAACAATCCGTGCGATGTCTCCAAATTGAGCACACTTTCAATTTTTACATTACCAGCAACATCTATTGTTATCGTTGTACCTGACTTATGTTCATACTTCGTTAAACCCGCTCCATCGATGCTTAAAACCGATTTAGAGCTATGGGTATATATTGTATCCCCTGTAGACCTATCTAGCTCAAAACTATCCCCTCTGTCCGTCTCAAAGAAAATCATGTTATCGGGGTAGTTTTTATCTTTGTTTGTTGGCAATTGATTTCTATTTAATACCTTCGTACTATATTTAGGTAAGTTAATTTCATTATTTTCAAATGTAACTCTTACAAATGCACCAACTTCAGGAACAATAAATGACCCCTTTAAACTTCCTGTAAATCCGAATTCAGGAATAGCCCAAGGGAGATCTTTTGCAGATATCGATTCACTAAACACTGAGTATACAAGAATTTTACAGCGTCCCAATTTTTCGGGATCATCATTATCCAAAACTTTACCAACAAATGTTCCTTCTTTGCTTATATCGTTTCGTGCATCTATAAAATCATTAAGTATCTTTTTTATATCAGAATTAATATTTTTCTTAACACTATCATTTGAACATATATATTCCATTATTCAATCCCCACATAATCTTTTTTAATTATGGATTTATTTATACCGTTTCTACAAAGCAGTATTCTTTTAGAGTAACTAGCATCTTTGACAATGCTATGAGATATTGATGTAACTACATATTCCCCCGAATATGGCTCGGCAGAAGGATAACCATCAAATGTAGACGGTACATACAAATTAACTTTATCAAACAACTTAACATCTGTTGAGTTATTTATATTTATAGAAATACTATTTGAGAATAATTGAAATTTTGTAAATGTGTTTTGAACTTTACCAACATAAATTGTATTTAAAAGAGGCTTATCTCCAATAATTCCCAAATTTCCTACAAAAACTGGTTGATCAGTATATTTAGAATTTTGATTAAATAAATCTGTCATTTTTGACATATTTTTTAAATCCGTACCAACATACGATGTCAAATCATATTGACTAACATATCCACCATAATTAGATAAATTATTATATATTTCTGTTATATCAACAATTTCATATCCATCATAATACATTATTCCAACATCATCATCACCCAATACATTATTTTTAACCCTATCAGGTTCATAATATCCAGTAAGTTTTGGTTCCGATACGATTTTAGTCTTTAATGTTGTATAATTTATTGTACCATCTAGTGTCCCATATACAAACACACCGTCATTAGGAACATATGCTCTATTTGCAATATGAGTTAAATATTGATAATTATTTCCATCTTGATACCAATATATATTTTCTGATCCAGTAACATCGCTTTTAAACTTCAACCCTATCTTTTTAGATATCTTTCTAATAACATCATTAGATGTACCATTTATTGCGTTTTGAGTATATGGAGAAAAAACATTATCCGCTGCCATATATCCAACAATCTTAATAGCATTACCTTTATTTTGATAGTTATCGGAAAGTATCGTTATTCCGCTAATAATAAATGTTGCATTAATTTCAGTTTCGGGTTGTTCGACATTATTATTAATTTTTATATGTAAAACATCTTTATCCGATATAGGATTACCATCAAGGAATGTCCCAGCATCCGCAACATACATTTCTATTTTTGGAAGTATTGTGACTATACTTTCAGTTATCTCCAAACTAACAATACTATCATATGGAATACCCACCATCGTTTCAGTTGAAGGTGAGGAATCTTTACTATTGCTCAATAATACTTGTAAGGTATATAATTGTTTACTAGACATTAGTTCTCACTTTTCTACGAACATTATTATAATATCTTTCAATATCGTTTATGTTCGGAATGATTATATCCATACCAACTTCCATATCATTCCACACATCATCAATTTGATTAAACTTACACAATATCCACCAATAACCACTCAAGCCATAAATCCTATACGATAATATATCGGGGCGTTGAATATCACCATAGCGTATAGTATCGAATCTAATTGGTTTTTTTATCTCGAATAAATCCCAATTACTTAATAATAAATCATATTCTATAATATCATTATCATTAGTTTCTTGTGATAAAAAATTAGTTCGTTTAAATCTATTATATATCATATATATATCTCTTATGTTGTAGTTGTATCCGAAGGGCGATTTGAAGCAACCTTACCTGTATTAGATGTTATGTCAATATTACCAACCTTATCCAATAATCCTATATCATTAATAGTACTCAGTATTTTTCGACTACTTAACTTTAATGACGCATCAATATAAATTGGTCCCTTTTCAGTAAACTCTCTTGAAAATTTAAAAGTCACATTTTCAAGAACCATATCTGGATGACTAAATACTCTACCAATTTCAACTTTTAATGGAGGGGGAGATTGCTTTAATGCGAAAAAATCCTCCGCACCTTCCATTATATTTCCTACCGATCTACCAATCGTCTCTATACCGCCCACGACTGTTTGTGGTCCGATACTATCAGCACCTTTAGGATTTGTATCAGCTGCGAGTTTATATGCAGATTCAGCAAGTTTTTGACTAACATTTCGTGTGGTATTTTCAACAGCGTTTATTATTTTTTGTGCAAACTCTCCCACCACACCAATATTATCGGCAACACACCATCTTAATAGTGTACGGGCAACTTCTAGTGGTAACCCGTTGCCATCAATATCTATTATGCGAATATCAGGAGAAATAGCTAGATATCCGCTTTTCTTCCAATACTTTTTACTCCTATATACAGCACCTAATTCACCACCACCCGCAGCCGTGCCAATACCCCCAAGAATTCCACCAAGACCACTATCAAATGGAGTTTGCATTGTTTCCCAATCAGAATTCATACTATATTCAAAATCGTTAAGCATAATACCTGTGACGATTTTGTTAATTTCGTCTACTGATTGTCTATTAATTTTATTAGCATTCCAGTTTTCAATATTCGGTACAAGTCTAATTAAATTATACCCAATAGCACCATTATAAGTATCACCTTTAATGCCCCCCTGTGAACTAATCTTTTTCCATAGGGTATGATCTATTACGCTTGATATCATAAGTTACTCCTTGGGTTTCCTTGATTAGCCATAATATTCACATTTCTTGGTTTTGGAAGTTTACTCATTTGATTACCCAACGCTATAGCTAATGCTTCTATATCGTTAGAACTTAATTTAACATCCATGGGGACGGTGGACTCCACTTTTGAAGCAACATTACCCTGTGGAAGATTTTCGTCCATACCTCTAAGACCATTACTACTAACTTTTATAGGTGTTAACGCATCACCTTCAGGTGAAGATGTCATTGAAGGATCGCCCGCAGAATCCCCCGACATACCTACACCGCTACGAATTTTAGCATAATCAAGACCCGTAGGTTCGATATGCCAAGGTTCATAACCTTTTTGTCCTGGTTTACCAACAGGTCTATGAAAATTCCATTTACTAAGTAAACCCATACTTTCCATCTTATTAGCATCAATAGAATTAATATCGAGAGCATAACCAAAGTTATGCATCGATCTACCTGGTTTAGCAACAGGAGATGGATCCTTACCCGCTTTTTTATCTCTTAAATATTGGTCATACAATCTTTGTTGTTTTGAGGTATCTCTAAATGCAGAGTTAATTTGAACCTTTTTACCTGTTTTATCATTATAATCATTAGCCAAACCTATAAAGTTGTTCCATACATCATTACGAACACCCGATAAATTAGGTTTCCAAATCTTATGTGTATGATATGAATCGGCAACATTTGATCGAACACCTATATCTTTAGATGGTACACCTCTAATACCCGATGGAGACACACCTTTTACCTTAATATTACTACCAGATAATGCGTCACTTTCTTTGTCTTTTTTATCGAACACACCTAAATCTTTAGCAATAAGTGATGCTTCCAAACCATATCCTATGGTAGTACCTAAACCAGGTAGTGCCGCATTTAACGCTCCCGACGAGCCTGCTGCTACTTCTAATCCAGCACCTACCCAGTCACCTTTTATTGCTCTATTAATCGCAAAAGGTAGTGATACAAGAGTTCCTAATAATGGAACATTATTAGATATACTTTTAAGTATACCTTTAGTCGCAGCTTTACTACCAGATTTAACTGCTTTTTTAGCTACTGTGTTAGTTGCTTTTTTAGCTACTGTGTTAGTTGCTTTTTTAGCTACTGTGTTAGTTGCTTTTTTAGCTAATGTTTTAGTTGCTTTTTTTTTAGCTACTGTGTTAGTTGCTTTTTTAGCTAATGTGTTAGTTGCTTTTTTAGCTGCTGTTTTAGTTGCTTTTTTTTTAGTAAACTTGCCGATTACGTTGTTAAACATACCCTTTAGTTTAGATCCCACTGGTCTTATTACTTTATCCATAGCACCTTTAAATACATGTTTAAACCTCTTTGCGACATCGTCAATCGAACCTTTAAACGCCTTGAACTTGCCCGTAATCTTACCGATTACGTTGTTAAACATACCCTTTATTTTAGATCCCACTGGTCTTATTACTTTATCCATAGCACCTTTAAATACACGTTTAAACCTCTTTGCGACATCGTCAATCGAACCTTTAAACGCCTCGAACTTGCTCGTAATCTTACCGATTATGTTGTTAAATATACCCTTTAGTTTAACTCCCAATGGGCTTATTACATTATCTATAGCACCTTTAAATACACTTTCAAATTTACTAGTTAAAAATCTAACGCCAGTACTTAACATATTCACGTTTCCTGTTAACAAAAAACCAATAATTCCTGCTCCTGCTAACGCACCACCAATAAGTTTACCCCCAGTTTTTACTGCTGATATAATCTTTAATTTATTTACCATGCTCTTAAATAAATCATTATTAGATTTATCATAGTCTTTACGCTTAAAGCTATCTTTTTTAGGTTTTTTTTCTTTTTTTTCTTTTTTAGTTGATGATGTTTGATTGTCTTTTATAATTATATTCATACTCGTCAATAGAGTAGTAATACTTTTATTCAAAGATTTTGTGGATTTATCTATGGATTCTAAAGACTTTATTTGAATTTTCTGATTAGAAATAATAGTAGAGATACTCTTAGCATTTGCAGATTGCAAGCTACTAAGAGTATTTTTAACTTGATCATTATTATTTTTAATAAATTGATCTAAACGTAGACCGTTTAAAAATTCATTTTCTGCCATTGTTATTCACCATTTTGATTGTTCATTTGGGCTAAATTCACACCCAAATTTGACATAGACATACGACCTTGTTGCACATTAGCTTCATCATTTTCTTTATTTCTTTCTGTGACAAGACGTTCAAAACGCCAAACAAATTCATAGTATTCCCAGTGATTGTAATCAAAGGGAATACCAAGAGCATTAGTCATTTGAAATTCTATCTCCAGTATCTCGTCTAACTCCATTTGAGGGAAGAAAGAAATCGGGGTGAAACATTAGTCCAACTATGGACTCACCTCCACATTCCGTACAAGTAACATTAATATTTGAATCAATACCAATGTTATTGTTACTTAGTATAGTTGTCATTGCAGCAAAGTCTCCAGGATCCATATTCAATAGATAATTATACAAATGTATAGGATTTTCTTTCTTACCATTTATTGTATCTATCATAAATGATATTGATAGAAGCTCATCATCTACTTCTTCGCCTGTTTTTTCAAAAGTACTACGATGTTTAAGATTAAATGATTTTATTCCAAGTTCATCTTTTATTTGTAACAATTTGAATGTTAACACATCACCGTTAGATAATGTTAATGTCTCATTAGGATCATAATCATCATTAATATAATTTACAATTACATTATTAATGTCAAAATGATATGATGTTTCTTTGGAGCATACTTCACAATCAAATGTAACAACATATTTATTATCTCTAAATGAATTCGCTCTTAGCCACAGTATAAGATACATTTTATCAGCCGAATAAATTTCATTAACATCTATACCACGAATACTTTTCCGTAAAATATCATTTACTAAATCATCGGCATTTTCACTATTTATTGATGTTAATTTCTTAATCTCAATAACTTTAAGAGGTCTTGCCATTATTTTTGTACCATCAGGATACAACTTATATTTTGTTGGGATATCATCTATTTCCCAATAATTAGTATTGTCCTCGGGTTTTATTGTCATAGCAACACTCTGTGGAGGAGCGGTAACTTCAATATCAGGAGTTGCTTGAGCAGCCTTTTGCTGCATATCATTCATTAACTGCATCATCTTTTGTTCCGAAATAGCTTTTTCATCGACAAAAGTATTAGATTCTTCATTAAGCTCTTCACCAACATTAATCATATTCATAATTCATCACTCCTTCATTAAAAATTCAATTTATCCAAATATGTTTGATGGTCTAACCGTCATAGCTATACGGCAATTGTAAACTCATCACCTGTACCATCAAATTCCATATAATCTGTACCAAATGTCAAATCATATTTCACCGAATCATTACGTTCATACGATGGTGAAATAGATGACGCACCTAAAAAGAACACATCTTTAGCTTTATATCCGCTAACCGTACCATCTTGATCGTTGTTAATGTTAATCCAAATATCACCTAATCGGGATTTTGCGGGAGGGACATGATACCCATTACGAACAATACTTTCTTGCATTTCATGTATGAATCCCGCTACTGTACCAATATTATCTTCTTCCATAGTAATCTTTATATCTAATGGTTGCTCTTTCGCAAGAATAGGGATAGAGTATTGCATTATACCAATAACTGTACTATCCCTATTAAATGTAGGGAAAGGCACATCTATAGAAAGTATATGGTATGGTTGTATCCTCGGTAAATATTGTAAAGGTCCACCCCTTGTTGATAAATATTCTGTATTATTTGTAGCATATTTATCAAAATTAAACCATACATCAAATTTGTATGATTTAAGGATAGACTTCTTTTTATAAAAACCATTATAACTACGGACATTTACAAATCCGCTTGTACCACTACCAGGTGTACGAGGTATTCCTTTATTCAATGGCATGCTACCCCCCCCGACTACTACTTAATCGTATCATCAGGAAACAATGTCCAATAATCGTATTGGAATGTCACAGCATATTTTACAGATTCGTTACTGTCATAACTCATTGATATTTCATTTACATTTTGCACCCATGCATTATGGAAGCGAATTTGTTTTGGAAGCGGAAAACCACCATAGTTATAAAGCATTAAGAACATATCCTTAGTAAACATACGTTTTGCTAACCATTTAGACTTACCCGCAGTTGTTGGACTAGCAGGGTTAATATTGAAAATATTTTGTTGCCATTCGTAAAAGACTCTTTGAATTACCATATCTTCGGTATCCTCAAAATCAACAGAAACTGTGCCACCACCTGGATCCGCTCTACCAGGAAAGAACTGACGTGTTCCCATAAAATTTGATGTAATTGCTTCATTAGAACGCTGAGGTATAGAAATACTACGGCATCTAACTAATAGATCTTCGGCACCGAATGACGCTGACGGTGCAACACTACGGACATTAGGTATAAGTAGTTGCCACATAAAGTTGCGTTGAATATCAGGAAATTTGAACGCACGACCATTAATAGTAAAATTTAAAGGGTTTACTGAGCTCCCTATATCACTAAATGCCATTTTTTACTCCTTGTAATAAATAACACATTCTTTCTTCTATTATTTATATAAATTAAAAAATTAAAAAAAATGGGAGGGTAAAATTACGCCTCCCATTTTAAGTAAAATTTACTAATTAAGCGTACTTAAGCTGTACATCACTAAAATTAACACCTGTTCTAGTAACAATTGTAGTAAATTGAATAAATTCAATTGTTTTAGTTGGCTGTACATATATATCAACGTTTAATTGATTCGAATCAATAACCGCTGGAGTGTTGTTCGATTCATCACACACTACAGTGTAATCAAACAATCCATCACCCGCTTTAATTCCCGCCAAGAATTCATCAATAATTGAGAATACTCTAAGTCTTGTTTGCTGTGTATTATTTTCAAATACAAACGCATTTAACGCTCTTTCAATATTTGTTTGCATAAAGATAAGATTACGTCTAACATTGATTCTATCGAGAGCGGATGTTTTGAGTTGCGCAGTCTTTTGACCCCACATTACAAAACCAGAACCTTGAACAAATTTGATAGCATTGATATTTCTATCATACATCTTACCAATTTGATTGATATTAAAAACTTTATTTTGATCCAATACGGAAAGTGTTCCTCTCGCAACACCCGCTGGAGCATACCAAGGTTCTGTTAATCTATCAACTCTTGCATAAAGAGATGCACCAAATATTGAATTTGGAAGATATACATACTTATCATTGTAATTATCATATATGCGTGAGTATCCAGCATACAATGCCATAAATGATGCATATGGATAACCATATTCTTCGGCTGCAATAATATCTCCATAATTAAGAACTTTAACATTACCAACTTGGTTAGCAGCTATACAGTCACGTCTAAGATTACAAAGTTCCGCAACGGCAAGTTTATCTTCTTTAGAGAAACTTGGGTTAATTAAGATTTGAACAGGAAGTTCATCTCTATTTTCAAAATATTTCCAAAATTCCGCATCACGACCAAAAAATCCAGGAGCTTGTGTCGATGCACCACCTTTAAGTTTACCGAATCGATCTTTATTATTGTATACAAAGAATCCTGCATCATCTTCACCATCGGGCACATTATTACATGCGCCGTATACATCTGACGCGTCGTCATTTGTCACATCAAAATCCCATGATGCACTGGTTGCAAATGAACCATTAGCTTTAACATAGATAAATTTTGAATTACCATTGATTGAACGTTCTATAAATAATTCGTTACCGTCTGCATCTAACTTAGGAGTCATTGTACCGAAGAATACTTCGATTGGCTCATTTCTAAGTTTGTGAACATCTTCATCGGTTTTATTAGCATAGAGCGATTTCCACTCTTTACCTTCCGCTTTCTTATATACGGAAACTTTTACAACATCTTTAGCAATAGGAAAGTGGTTTTCAACTTCAGTATTACTACCCTTTAATTTACCTGAGTTAGTATAATATGTGCCCGTAGCACTCAATGCCAAGGGATCGTCATCAGCAACATCTGCGCTGATTGTCCAAGTATTATTATCCTCGTCGATTGTGTATGTCCAATTAGAATAAGTCGAATCTTGAACTAATGATTGTGGAGGAACAACTTCTTGAGCATCTGTACCACTTAAAGCACTATAAATTTCCCAATTAGAATCACTCACTGTTGACACATTTTCTGGAACAAATGGAATAGTATCAACAGATGAGGAGTCTTCGGTGTTATATATTATCGCCTCACCATCACCACTTGTTACCCATGTGTCAAGTTCTAAACCGTTGATCCAAACTTCAGGAACATTGTAACCGTATTGTGCAACGGTTGCACTTGTTTCAGTTGGATAGTCGTCAAAGCTATACAACCATTCGGCTTTAGGGTTGATAGTTTCAACGGTTATAGCGTAATCATTACCATCTTCACCTGGACCAACATAACCAACAAGAAGGTTATTAGTTGCCATTTTCCCGTCTCTATAGTATTCGTCATATGTTGACATTTTTTCTCTTGTATCAAAAACATCAAGAGGTGAATCTGATACAACAATACCATTCTTTTGCGAATCATGATCACATTCTGCATTAGTTGTAAATTCAACTGTTGAGTATATATCACCATCATCAAATGCTCTAACCACGTATAATGTATTTGATTCTTTTAAAAATTCAATTGCACCATATGCACCATATCCCAATTCGGGAACAAGACTACCGCCAATAGCAGATTCAAAAGGATTTTTATCGTTCAATCCACTAACATAGTATGGTTCACCAAATGCTTCTATATATTCCTTGTCATTAGTAACAAGAACGGGTCGTCTAACAGGACCTTTCTTTGCTCTAATAATCGTACCACCATTGGATACACCTGTGGCTACGAGGATTTCTGAAAGATCAATTTCCTTTCTATACACCCCTGGTGCTGAATATCCAGCCATAATTTTCTCCTATTTATTTTGTTATATAGCTATTTGCTATTTTCTCGCATTCTCTATAGTATTTATATAATTTAATCGGGCAAAAACATAATTGGTCCGCTATTTGTTAAATCATATTGATCATCTATCGTTTTCATCTCTAAACTATCACTATCAAAATAAGGGGTTTCGATGAAGTATAATGCCCACAATAAAGAGGTTACACAGTCATCGTGAGTTGAACTCGTTTCAGCTTGAAACACATTTGGTCGAATTTCAACATATTTTGATAATTCTAAAATGGTATGTTCATGTTTTAGCTCCAAGAATTTCTCGTCAATATATCTCTTCAATAAAAGATTTGCTTGGAGCTTAGTTTTTGTTGTAGATCTAATACCTAAACCTTTTGGGTCTAAGTTGATGATATTGTCATATTCGTACTCATACCATATAGCTTGAGTAAGAGCTTCTCCAATACCATTATTTTCAATCATCATTTGTGCATTGTTATAGAACTTAGAAATACCGATACACACTTGTGCGAATTCATGAGGTGAAATCATATTCTCACGATATACCGCAACTTGTTTAATGTCATGTTCCCCATTTATACGAAGAACTTGTACAACACTATAATCTCGTCCCGTACCTTTCCCCGTATCGATACCTAACACATATATAGCATTATCTTCAGGATTTTCATATATACTTAATGCATGATTCCATTTCGAATCAATTGGTTGTCTAATAACCATTTTCTCCAGAGTTTCTGGATCTATTAGTGTATCACTCGACCCAAGGAATCGGCAATTATACTCCTGATTAAACTTGGCAATATCATTATTAAATGTTTTTAATACTTCTTCTTTCCATGCCTCGTCCCTATAAGGATGATCCCACCAATTCACCTTAATAGGGAAAAAGTTATTAGCTAATTTAGGATCGATTTCATTTGCACCACGCCAATATGAATAGAAATGGTTCATTCCGACGGGAGTTTGGTGGCCCAAAATGTTATTATATAACACACTATGACACCATTTATCCCCAGTCTCATTCAATGAAAAATCATAAACTTTTGCCTGAGATTTAATGATTGAGTGTATTGGTTCCCATTTAATATTTTCATGTACATATTCTAACAAATAATTCAATATAGGATTATTTAATCCCAACAGGAAGTCTTTATGTCTAAGCATAAACATTCTATTAAAATGTGGGATTTTTTTATAATTTCCCTTCATTATACCATGATCTACAATTTTTTTATAATCATCAGGATATGTGTATTTCAATCCAATTATAATATCTTTGCTATACGGAATAATATCACATCTGTCCCTGGTAATATTTTCTGGTAAATATTGTTCATTTAATTGTTTTCTGTTGAATCTAAAACCGATAATATCATAATATTTTTTAGACATAGTTTTATTTAATTCAATTCTATAGAATTTAGATTCAACTTTACAAAGTTTAGTAGGAAGATGTACACCCTCGGTCCAACTTGTTAATATTCCAAAATTATTAAATAATGCCCTCATTTGTTCCATAAGGCGTTTAGATGATGTACTAATACAAACAACACCCTTATTTTTTTGAGAGCTACCATCACCATCCATAATACCCTGAATCATCGCTATGATGTTTTTGCGAGACATTTCAAATAAGCGTTTAGGTATAATTTTACATTTTGCTGTTCTACTAAGATCGAAACCTAACGACATCATGATACCGCATAATATAGTTGATGATATGGTGTAATGCAGTCCATCATCATGTAAATGATATTTCCACCCAAGATTACTAAACACATCCCCAACATAATCACCACACGTTATACATATTTGTCTATATATTCCAGTATCACATCGTGCACTACCCTCAGCAATATACAATCCAAGAAAATATGCGAAATCTTCATTTATAGTTTCAATTCGATAATCATTTACACGAGACCCCATATAGTCATCAATATCTATTAATGGTATACTATCGTTATCACCCCACACATCGTGTCCATATTCAATTGCTACATATTCATTACCCGACAAGTCTTTAGTTTTTTTCCAATCATATTTACCATTATCACATACAAACCAGGGGTGTCTAAGTGAACATTCAACTCTACTATACGGGGATGTTATAATGGTAGTTTCAGACAAACCACTATTGCACATAAGAGTTCCATCTTTAACACCATCGTGCCCCATTACTTGATATTTGTTTACTTCGTATGCCACGGACCCATCTTCTGGTTTAGTATAATCTACAAAATCAGAAACTTCCTTAATACCACTAGGAGTTAATACAAATGATTCATCTGTCACACACGAAACTATTATAACCTTAGATGTTTTACCCGAAGACACAACAGGAAGTGTAGCAGTGATAAACTCTTCTGCAATATGAGATTTAACTTTTGCAAACTCATCAAGATAAAGTAATGATACCGTTTCACCCGAAATAGAGTCAGATGATGTGGTGTTTGCAATCATACGCATACCATTCTCTAACTCAATTGACTTTTCATTCCATTTACGAATACCTTGTTGCATCCATAAAGGAAGCATACCATAGGCAGCCTTAACACGCCTCAATACCTCTTGTGCCGAAGATTCTTTGTTAGCTAATATCGCAACAACCTTATCCTTATTAAATAACATAAAATGAAGTAAATACACGGACGACATAGTAGAATTATGAGATAAAATACCGTTAGTAAATAAAGTATGGCTCTCTGAATCAACGGTAACATCATACATATGTTCAGGAGGCATATCTAATTTAGATACAGATATTACAGACTCTATACCAGTATCTGTTATTAAACTATCACCAACAACAAGATCCTCAACATAAACCTCTTCTTTATCTGTATTAATAACAATATGTGTATCAGCACAGCGAAGTGTGTGAGTGTCTGTTTGCACTTCCCACACATCATATTCTATCGTCTTATGAATATGTGTTAAATCGTGCCACCCATCATCACTTAATATTTCCCATTCATCTACATCTAATGTTTCAATAACTTCAGCCATACTATCCTCTTATAAAATCTAAACAGTCACTAAAAGTATTATCAAATAATACATATAGTTTATGAGAACGAAATTCTCAATGGATGAACTGCAACATCTTCTATTCCATATTTCAAACTATTAAAGTTAAAAAGTAGAACTACTTTTATTATTTCTACAGCTATAATTTTGATTCAATAAAAACATCTCAGATGTATATTTCTAATAAACGGAGTTTTGCTTACGGAGTTTTGCTTACTATGACTATCTTACGATAGAACTTTTAATAGGGACAGGATTGCCTACCCAATATATATCCTCAAACAACATTTTTATTGT